CGCCGGGCAGCTTCTCGACAGACACGTCGCGTGCCAGCTGCGGATAGATCGCGCTGACCTGTCCGCGCGCGTTGCGCTCGATTTGCGCGTAATGATTGCCGGTAAGGTCCAGGTCGCGGACCATCCACTCGCGCCATTCAAAGGCGGTGAGGTTCGGATTCGGGCCGGTGTGCAGAAGCGCATAGAGCGGGTTTTCATCCGCCCGCGAGCGTCCGCCGTCGCGGTCGCGCCGGTAGAGATGCAGGCCAGCACTGGCGACGGTTTGCGCCCTGAGGTTCATGCAGCGCAGCGCGACGGCAAGATTGCTCGCCACCGCCTCAGGCGAGACGGCCGGGCCGCCAGCGCCGCCCAGACCGAAGAACTCCGCGACGTAGGGGTCGCTCGATTTGACGGTCGCGGCGCGTTTTTCGAGGCCGAGCATGCGTTGCAGGAAGCTCATGGCCGCAGCGCCTCCAACCAGATTGCGGCCAGCGCCGGGCTCATGGACCGCGCTTGCCGGGATCGTGCGTGCACGGAGGTTTCCGCATAGGCGGGCCACGATTGCACGATGGAGATTTCATGCAGCGTGACGGCCCGCAGCTCGCGGCGGTCGCCGGTCCAATGCTCGCCGTCCTTGGCGACGGTGAAGGCGAAGCTCGCGCCGCCGATATCGCCGCGCTCGGCAAGCGCCAGAAGATCGCGCGCGGCCTGCGTCTCGGGCAGATCGACGCTGAAAGCGAGGCCCTTGCGATCCTCGCCCAAGCGCAACGTGCCGGAACGGGTCCGGCCGAGAACGCGCCCCGCATCGTGGTCAACCAGCGCCACCACGTCGCGCCCGTCTTTCAGCGATGCAGAGAACGCCCCGCGCCGGATTGTCTCGACAAACGAGCCGATCCTCGCCTCGGCGCCGAACACGGCCGCATAACCCTCGAGGCGACGGCCTTTCGCCGCCACCTCAAGGCTCGCGCTCCGGCGTTCAAGGGCCATCGCGTCAGATCTCCGCGTAGGCGAACGCGGCGGCACGGCGAACCGCGACATCCACGTCGATGAAGGCATGGATCAGCGCGCCGCCACGGCTCGCGACGGAGCTGTGATACGGGTTGACCAGCAGGTCCACGCCCGACCAGTAAGCGACCACCAGCTCGGCCCACTCGCCATAGATCAGCGCCGACTTGTTCGCGCCGCCGCCGATATTGTCCGGGACATTGCTGGACACCTCGAACCGTTCATTGTGGAATTGCTCGGCCATGGGGATGGTGTGGAGGTCCGCGTCCTTCGCCTTCATCGCGGCTTGCGCCACCTTGGGGCTCATGAGGAAGCCACGCGCCGATGCGGGTACGTCTGCGGCGTTCAAATCGAAGATCAGGTTCGCCGCCGTGCCCGCCAGATCGGTGACGGCCGGGCTCCCCATGGTCTCGGTCGTCACCTTCGTCACGCCCGCTGTATTGAGGATGCCGACCGGAGAGGCCGCGCCATTGATCGCCGCCGCATCGATCGCCGCCGCCAGGATCAAGCCCAGGTCACGGGTCATGATGCCTTCCGCGGCAAGGACGTTGTTCCGCATGCCACGTGTCAGCTCATACTGGCCGGCCACGGTCTTCGCGGAGAGCCGAGCCTTCGCGAAGGTCGCGTCGGTCGTCGTCACGTCTTCGGCTTCGGCATTGATCCATTGCGCCGTGCCGCTTGCCGTGAGCATCGGCAATTCGACATCGCCGACCAGATTGCGAAGCACGGTAGCGCCGAGCGCCTCGGTCCGCAGCGCGGGCCGGAAGCGGTCGGCCGGGTCGGTGATCGTGGTCGGAAGCAGGAACCCGCCCTTCGTGCCCACGCTGATCGTCTGCGCGCGGGTTTCGCCGCCGAGAAGGATTGCGGCCGGGACCATGAGGCCGCGAGCTTCGCGACCGCGCGACAGCTCTTGGTGCATCTCGCCTTCGAGGCCGTCCAGCTTGCCGTTGAGCTGCCCCAGGATCGCGCGGCCCAGGCTGTAGCTGCGAAGATCGGGCTCGCTCGCGCCGCCCGTGACGGGCTCGGCATGAGCGCGCCGCTCGGCCTCCGCGAAGAAATGCGCGTTGCGGATATCGCGGTCGATCTTCTCGACTTCGACGCGCGCCGTATCGAGCGCGTCGCGCTCCGCGTCGGACAGGCTTTCCGCTGCCTTCGACATGATCGGGGCGACGGTCGCGAGCTTGGCCGCGCGGGCTTCGGTCAGTGCGTGAACATTCATCGTGATTTCTTTCCATCGGTCCGCGCGGTCACGCGCGCGGCGCTGGGATCGGGCGTCATCGCGACGCTCTCAGCCGAGCCGTGACGCTCGGAAGCTATGGTCGGTGTGAACGTCACCGCGTCAGACAAGTTTCGACGTAGCGAGTCGGCGGGGTATAATCTGGAACGATCACCGCGCCCTCGTGCTTGCCGAGCAGCCCGCGACGTTCCCACTCGTTCAAGAGACGGTCGGTTGCGCCCTGCGAAACGGTGATCAATTGGGCAATCTCGGTATCGGTCAGGTCTGTGACCGGCTTTTGCAGGAAGTGATCGAGCAGGACGTCAAACTCGGCTTCGGTCATCGTTTTCATGTCGCATCCTTTCGATTGCGTGCTGCCGTCTCTCCGCGTTTTGCGGTCTGGGTCTCGCGCGCATCACTGCGGGCTTCAGCCAATCCGCGAGGGGCGGATTTGAATTGGTTGCGTGGTTGCTCCCCACGCGCCCGCGTTGCCTCACGGGCCAAGGGGCTGGAAGCTTCGACGCCACGCGCGCCTTTGCCGCCCCCATGAACCCGGTCGGGCGGAAAGGGAAACGCCCGAACGAGCCTGCGTTCAAATAGCTCCGGCCTGCCGAGCCCTCGTCCCGAGGATGCTCGGCTTCGTCCTTCGTCCCGAAGGCACGCACGGCCGGGGTGCGGTTTTGGGTCATTCGGCGACGATCTCGCCTTCGATGCCATCGTCTTCGATTGCCATATCGACCGCGTTCACGATGCGGCCCACAGGAAGGAGCACCAGCTCAAGGCCCGCATCGTCCTTTTGCAGGTCCGCGATCCGTGAAGGAAGGTCGCGCTCTTCGGCGGCGATGGTCCAGCCCATGCTGTTCTTGTCGTCGCCATCGGTGTTCACGACGATGATCCACCACCAGAAGCGGCAAGCGGATGCATTGAACTCCGGCGCTTCGTTGAACGCTTTGCGAAGGTCGCCCGCCCAATAGCTCATGCCAAAAGTGGGCACTGCGACTGCATGAGCCCGGCTCTTGATGATGCCGGTTGCGAGGGGTCTGCGAAGGCCGAGCCGGTTGCAGAGCCGGTCTGCAATCGCCGCTTCAATCACATTGACCCGCGAGTAATGGCGAGGCTTGCCGCGCTCGACCGGCGCAAGCTCGGAAACCCACAATTCCCGGTCGGTCCAGTTGGCCAGCGCCTTCTGATCGACGCGGCCTTGCGTGACTTTGGAGATGACTTCGTGCGTGATCGGTTCGGGCATAGCTCACCTTCGTTAAGTGCGCTCTTAGCAGGTGCGCTTGTTAAGAGCAAGCTCAAAAGTTGGTTGCGGTCACACCCAAACCGCCAGTGGCTCCCATGGTGCCTCCGGCGCATGCCGCGCGGCCACGGCAAACGCCATCGCGAGCGCGACTGCACCGTCGATTCGTCCGGTCGATTTGCCCTTGTCCAGTTTGCGGTTGCCTGCCGGGTCCGCGGTCACGCGCGCGTTCGCCATGCACCATGTCAGAACCGGGTGCATGCCGTGCCGCATCTGGCCTTCGACCGCGAGGCGCTCCAGCACGTCGATGGCCGGGCTCATGTCCCTAAATCCCTGCCCGTGCGCCACTAGGGCCACGTCGCAGCCGAGCGCGTCCAGCTCGCGCCGGAGGTCTTCGATGCGCCAGCGGTCAAAGGCGAGCGCCTTGATGGCAAAGCGACCATGCAGCTCTGCGATCTTCGCCGCGACCGCGCGCGGATCGGTCGTCTTGCCGGGGAGCGCGATCAGGTGCCCGGCATCGCGCCACGCGCAATAGGGCACGCGGTCCCGATCCTCACGGTCGCGCAAGCCATCGCCGGGCAGGAAGAAAAACGGCACCACGTCGAAGCCGCCGTCTTCGTCCGCGAAGGCGAGTATCAGCGCAGTCAAGTCGCGCGTCGCGCCAAGATCCAGGCCCGCGAAGCAGGGCCGCCCCTTCAGCGCCTCAAGATCGACCGCGCCCGCGCATGCCGTCCAGACGGCGCGCGACATGAAGCCCGCCGTGGCGTCGATCCGCTGATTCAAGATCAGGTTCCGGAAGCTCGCTTCGCGGCTCGGCATGCGCTGCGCCTGGGCCGCGAGCCGCCGCACGTCTTCGATGGATCGAAAGTCCCCGAGCGCCGGATTGGCGAGCCGCCAGGTCTTTTCGTCCCATGGGTCCGCGTCTTCCGGCGCGGCGTAGAGCGTCAAGTGAAAGCTCGCGTCCTTCACCTCGCCGCGCTGCACGCGAAGGCCGTAATCGACAAGCTCACTCATTGGGGCCGTCTCGCTCGCGGCTTGCGTCGAGATAACGAGGATCAGCGGCTCGGCACGCGCGCCCATGGCCGTGTCAAGCACGTCGAACAGCTCACGCGACAGGGCTTGCCCCAGCTCGTCGTAGACCACGCACGAAGGCGAGAGGCCGTGCTTCGTGCCCACGTCTGCGGAGAGCGCCGCAAAGGTGGAGCCGGTGCCGCCAATGTCCTCAAGCTCTTTGGAATGCCGGACAATCGAAACCCGCTCCGCCATCCAGGGCGTCCGCTCAATGATGGCGACCATCTCTTTATGCAGCCGGGAGGCTTGGAAGCGGTCGTTCGCGGCGGAATACACCTCGCCCCGTTCCTCGCTCTCAGGGCCGCAGAGATGCGCCAAGGCAATCGCCGCCGCGAGCGCCGTCTTCCCTTGCTTGCGGGCAAGGCAGAGAACCGCCGTGCGAACCTTGCGCCGTCCATCCCGTCCGGTCGCATAGACCGCCTTCAGGAACCGCTTCTGCCAGGGCCGCAGCTTGAACCGCTGGCCGGCCAAGGTGCCGGACGTGATCGGCAGGGTTTCGATGAAGGCAATCACGCGCTCGGCCCGCGAGAGGCCCGGAGCCTCCCACGGGTGCGGGTCGCGCGGTCCCTCCGGCACGTCGCCCGCGGCCTTGCGGATCGGCTTCGCGCCCGGTCCCCTAAGTCCCATCGCCGCCCCCGAACTTAGTGAAAACTCGAGGCCCACGCCGATCCCTGACGTGACCCTCGGGGAAAGGCGAGGGGGTATATCCCTCCGCGCTCCACGGGTGCGCGGGATCGATGGGCAGGCCGTCCAGGCCAGCGCCGGGGAAGGCAAGGCCGGAACCGCCAGCGCGGTCGAGTGCGGCCGTCTTGGTGTTGTGACAGGGCAGGCACATGGACATGAGGCCCGACAGCGGCGGGAATGGATCGCCGCCCTTGGCGATGGCTTCGACGTGATCGACGTGACGCGCGGTGACGACGCGGCCCATGCGCTCGCATGGCTCACACAGAGGCGAGGCCGAGAGCTTCAGCTTCCGGAGCCGCTGCCAGCGGGCGGTGCTGTAGGGCCACTTAGCCATGCGGGTTTTCTACCTCGCGCCCGCCGCACTCGGTGAGCCTGACCACGCACACACGGCACACATGCTGCACCGCTTGCCCGAGCCGCACCCAATGGCGGGCTCGGTTGTAGCGCCCCAGCGTGAGGCACCTACAGCATTTGGGCTGCGGCTTGCCTCCGCGCTTGCGCTTTGGATGGTCGGCGTCTCTGGTTATCTCCCTTGCCGAAAGGCCGGTAACTTCGATAACCGCGATAACCGACGACGCTTTCCCTATATGGTCCAATGGGTTGCGCTGATCTTGCCGGTTATCGTCGCGGTTATCGGCGGGGCGCGCATCACTCATGGTCGCCCCCGTCTCCGGTTATCGGGTTATCGAGGTTATCGGTTATCTCTGGGTCGTCGACTTGAGATGGCAGGCCGTACTTGCCGGGCCCTGCCTTCGCTACCTCCCCGGCCCTGACCATCTTAAACAACAGTTGCTTGACGTTGTTCCGCAAGATGCCGAGTGCATCGGCAATCTGCGTCGGGCTCATCGGCTCGCCCGCCTCGTCGATCGCATCCAGGATCGCCCGCCGCTCGTCTGACCGGCGCACATCTGCGGCCGCTCCGAGAACGCTGAAGCGGCATGTCTCACGGTCGAAGCTCAAGGCGTGCTCGGCCTCTTCGATATCGCGGCCTCGGACATAGAGGGTCGTCCCCGCGCCATCGCGCCGGATGATCGCGGAGGCATCTGCGGCACCAGACAGGCCGAGGGTGCCGGACACGTCATCGAACGGGTCTTCGCCCGCCATCTTTCGCGTGTGATGGACGATGACGACCGCGATGCCCAATTCGGCGGCAAGGTCACGGCACTTCGCCACTGCCCCGTAATCGTCCGAGTATCCCCGGTCGCTCGCCTTCGTCGCCGGACGCACCATGGCCAGCGTGTCGAGGATGACCAGCCGGGGACGCTCGATGCCAGCCGCCCAATCGCGGATCAGGTCTTCAAGGCCCTCGCCCAGGCGGGGCGCTTCAGTCAGGAATGTGAGGCGCAGACCTTCGCCAGCCTTCAGCTTGCGCAGGCGGCTTTGCAAGCGCCGCTCGTTGTCCTCCAGCGCCAGATAGAGCGCGTCGCCTCGCTCGCACTCAATGCCGCCGAAAGCGTTATCGCCGCTGCCGACCGCGAGAGCCCAATCGAGCATTGCCCAGGATTTGCCCACCTTCGGCTTCCCCGCGAAGATCGTGCAGCCTTCGGGCAGGAAGCCGGGCACGATCCACTTCATCGGCGGAAACGTCTTGCGCATCAGATCATCGGCATTGATGAATTGGTGCGCGGCCTTTTGCGCCGTCTTCGTGCCGCTGGCCAGCCAATCCGCAACGGGCTGCGCCCACCGCTCCGCATAGTCGGGCGAATCGCCCGTGAACGGGCACACACTCACCCTGCCCGCCACCGAGCCAATCCGCGCCGACAGATCGCGGACCATGCTCTTGGTCAGATCGGGTGGAAGCCCGCCGGACAGAACGATGACCGCGTGCCGATCACGCAGCTCGTCGGCTTCGTCCCTGAATAGCTCGGGCTCGGCCGCCGTCATGAACAGGCACGCCTCGCCCTTGCCGCGCATCCATTGCCATGTGAGGTCGGTGTCGTCGCAATCCTCGGTCGCGAAGACGAAGACGCGCTTGCGTGCAGCGGCGCGGGCCGCGAGGCGCGTGTCGCCCGGGTCCAGATGGTCCCAAGGGACAACGGTCGGATCGAAGGGGACGTTCATCGCGCGCCCTCCTCGACCATGAGCCTCAGAGCCTCGGCTTCAATCTCAGAGAGCGTGACGGGGCCACGGTCGCAGCGGCGTTCCAGGCGGAATGCCGCGCGGCGGATCAGGGCGGCCCATTCAGCGCAAGCGCGGGCGGTGCCGTCTTCGGCTTTCTCGGGGCGGGCGTTCATTTCGCACCGCCTTCCGGCACAGCGGCCATGAGCTTTATGCCGTCTGCCAGCTCTCCGACTTGATGAACGCGAACCAATCGAGGTTCACGCGCGGGCTCGCCGGGATCGATTCCGATGAACCGGCACACATCGCGCTGATCTTCGACATGCGCGCCCCAGCATGCACCGTCTTCGTCGTCGCGCTCGCCGTCATCGCCGTCCGACTCGCGGTCGCAATCCCCGTCGCTCTCGTTCAGGTCCAAGTCCCGTTCGCAATCAGCAAACGGCGCTTCGATGTCGTCCAGCACTTGGATCAGGGCGGCCAGCTCGGCGGGAGCCTCGCCATCGAATTGGTACGCGAGGGAGACACTGTGCGCCTGTGCCATGAGCGATCGAAGGCTTGCCGAGCGGGGCTGCCTGCGATACTTCTCGCCTGTCCCGCCTAGGACACTCGATTTGGCCCGGTTCGCGATTGCCGTCGCGGCCGGGCTTTCGTTTTCAGGGTCCGGCGGGTCGCTGGTTGCGCCCATGAAACGCCCATGAAACTCGGGACGAAGATCGAACCGAGCGGGAACGAAACGAGCCGAACTGTTGGGGTTTTTGGCGGATTCCTCTGCGATGCCGTTCGTTGACATCGTAGGGGTCACTGGTTCAATCCCAGTACCGCCCACCATTTTCCCGAATTCCGGCAAACCGTTAAGGCGCAATTTCGGGTATCGTCCGGCTGGGCGCTAGGTCCAGTGACAGCGCCCGCTTGAGGGAACGCCATGCGCTTGCCGCTCGTCTTCGCCACCCTGATGCTGGCAGCCTGCGCCAGCGGCCCGCCGCGGGGCGGGGCGCTGGTGGTGCTCGGG